GGATGTAATAAGGAACATTTGGATTAGTCCCCTTTGCGCACTCAACTCCCACGACCATATCATTGGTCCATTTACCTCCAATCGCCCCTCCAGTGTTAAGGAGGGCTTTCATATCAACAGGGAGCGGAGCATACACATCATAAAGGACAGCGAACCCAACTTGTCCAAGCCCACCAGAAGTGGTAGCCATACTGGTGTAGCTCTGTGTCTCAAGAACTATGCCAAGTGGCATCCACTTCTGGAAATTCCCAGCGAAAGTTGAGATCCAAGGAAACATAACGGCGTTAGTAGGCTGTATCGGTCCCAACTGTCCCTTGACCAAATCAGTATGTGCGTTCAATGCTCCGAGGTATTCGCGGCGAGTGCACCGCACACCTTCAAAATCGCGGTGCATATGTGGTATTTGGTCAGCATTCGGTCCAGCAACACCAATCAAAGAATTTGTCTCAATATTCTGACCAGCGGTCGCAGTGGAATAATCTCCAGCACCGAGGAATGTCATAAGATACTTTTCTGCCAATCCTCCAAGCCACCCTCCCGCTTTCTGACCTAGCCACCCACCGACTCTAGATCCCCAAGATCCAGTTGATCCACCAGCTGCTGGCATAGCGACAGGGATATCATATGCTCCCCGTCCTTTTATGACACGGCCTCCCAACTGTCCCTTGATGGCCGGATTTTCTGCAGCCAATTCGCGAAGCACTCGTGCCTGCGTAGCCAACTGCTGATTTCTGGAACCACGTTTCGTGCCTTTCTTTCCAAGGGTTGGTTTCTTCCTTCTTCCAGGAGTAGGCGCGCGTCGTCCCCTTCCACCACGTCTTCCGCGTCCACCCATATCATCTCCTTCAGTAATGGTTCCATGTGAACTAGATAGTTTCTTTTCTTTTGGATGTAAATGTGAGCTATGGAATTTATTTGGTCGTTCACCAAATTGGCGCCAGATCTCTTCAAGATCATCGCGCTTTCGGGAATTTTTGCTCCTGCCCGACTTCTGCGGAGCGCCGCTGATTAGCGGACTTAACACACCTGCATTAGCAGTGAACTCTCTACCCCTAGGAGGAGAGTTGTTGTGGACCTGCGATCGCATTCCACTTCGTAGACCATGACGCAACTTGTTGGGGGTTCGTCGATCGATTTCTTTTGCTTGGCAATTTTGAGATACTCTGACTAGTAATTGATTCATTGTCAATAACATTGTAATTTTGACTTTGAAGTGCTATCTTGCTGTTCGCAAGCCCTGGCCACTGGGGAAGGTCCCAGACAGCAACCAGGAGGTTGGTCCCGCCACACATCAGGCTTGGCCTGTGGCGTGGTGGACAGATTGAGTATACACCCTCTCGGGATGGGCCATCGAGATAAGGTGGAGCAGTCAACACAATGATTTACTTACATTCATGTTTGCAGCTCATGTAAGGCGGATATACCGCGGGGCCATTTCTGGCGTTGAACAGTTTCTGTTCATTAAGCAAAATCTCACAGTTACACACATATATGAGTGTTGTGTTTGTGTATATACACGGAGTATTTATTACACGTTCTTCCAAACGTGGTCACACCACGGACGAGACTTAGCCCCCATCCAAGATATGTGACAAAATGATTTTTCGCATTCCTACAACCCACGCAGATAGAGTGGGTGATACGTACGATTACACTGAAGGGGGGTCCCGACCCTCTTGGCTCCCTACACGACCTAAAGAGGCTGAGTGCAGAAGACTACAGTGCTGTCCCTACTTAAGGACTCAATGGTGACTACCAAAGCATCCGGCATGTGGATGGAAAAGC